TCCGCCATCAGGTCACGAATACCCATGGTCAGAGCGTCAGCAGGATCTGCGCCCGAGGTCGGGTGCACAGGTGCAACGGGTTCGACTGCGCCTCGCCTGCCATGCCCTTGTTGAAGGGCAGCGGCTCGATCTTGCTGTAATACGGTACGCCCTGGGTGTTGACCGTCTCCATGTAGTCGGCGGGGGCAAAGGCCGAGATATACAGATCCGGGACCCCTTCAGGAACCAACAGCGCCTTGTCGTCATGGACGAACGAGACACCCGCCACCTTGCCGCGATAGCGCTCCCAGACGATCCCGCCAAACTCGAAGCTTTCACGAGCATCGCCACGCAACTCAGCAGCCTGCTGGCTGTTGAGGTAGGTCTCCTTGACCGACCTGTGCACGATCAGCTTGTTCCAGAAGTTCTTGCCGCAGAACGCGCGCGAGCCGCTACTGGTAACGTTGCCCAGCGCATCCTCCTGCATGTCCAGGGCTTCACCGCATTTGACCCGCAGCTCGGTGTTAGCGTCAGCAAAGCCCATCGCCATCGTCTGCCGCTGCACACCGAAGGCCGCGTAAATATCCAGCAACGGAGTCGAACCGTCGGCATCCAGCACCAGGCCGTTCAGCGCACCCATGCGCTGGAACTCGTGGGTGGCGTCCAATTGGCGGCGGGTTTTGGCCAAGCGCGCATTCACCACATCCTGTACCGCCTGCAGCTCGGTGCGCGTACCGAAGGCGCGAATGCCCTGAATTTCATCGGCCTTGAGAGTGAAGCGCTGAGGCAGGTGCACGGTGTTGAACGGGATCAGCTTGCGCTTGCTGCCACTGACTACCAGGCCGGAGCTGCCGCGTTCGCCCGCTGGCACCAGCGCCAGGGTGTCGCCGTCTTTCTCGATCTGCACGGTCAGGGTGGTGATGCCCTCTTCCTGAAACAAGCCGAGGCCGCTGATGCGTCCAGGCAGATAGGGTTGTTCGTTGATCGCTGCAGTCAGCGCGGCAACGGTAAATGCTTCGTCGTCAAAAATGGCGATATCAGCCATGAGGTACTCTCCAGAAAGACAAAACCCCGCACGCGGCGGGGTCAGAAAAAAGGGGGAACGTCTTAGCGAACGATCAGATGCTGCTGCGCTAGGGCCTTTTCAGCATCGAGGTCGAGGCCGGTCAGATGCACTTCGCTGACTTCAGCCAAACGCACCACCGCTCGACCGCGCCGCACGATGTCGGACTCACCCAGTGGGCCGAACAGGATGGCGACTGCCTTCTCGCTACCATCCTCGGCCGTCGGATCGTAAGCCGCGAATTCGCCCGATGCGGTGATCAAACCGAGCACCTGGCCCGGCCAGAGCGCAGGACCTGCGGCGACGTTGATGGTTTCCCGGGATATATTGCCGGCGCCTTCGGACAGAAGGAACTCGCCCGCGTGAATCGGTTCTTGCTTGATGGTCATGGTCTAGTTCCTTTTCCGGAGGGAGTTTGTGCTGCCTTGCGGGCGGCGTAGATGCTGGTGTGGTCAGGCTGCTTGGCCTGCGTTTTGAGTGGTGCGTCATCGGCCAGCGGCAGGCTGTTGTCGATCTCGAAACCACCGCCTTTCACCAGCTTGTCGAACAGCCGAGCGCGAACCGCTTCAGCTTCGAGTCCGGCCGTGACGTACTCGGCGGTCAGCTCAGGAAGTCGAGCCGCGACACACAGATCGCGCACCGCTGTGGCGCGGGCCAGCGCCGCCTGAACCACCGCTTCGCTTTCCAGCTTGGTCGAGGCAATGAGCGGCTCGACCAGGTTGCTGATACCGGCCTTGTTGCAGTGTTGCGTGATCATTACAGCCAGCTTGGCTGAGTCCAGCACCACCGGCTCTGCCGGAGGATCGTTCGACGCAGGTGGCTCAGGCTGCTCATTGAGCTGATCCAGCAAGGCCTTGGGTGTATTTTGGAAACGCTGCAACGCACCACCTTGGCCGATACACGCCTTGACTTTGACGCCCTCGCCCACTTCATCCGCCAGCCCCAGCGCCACTGCTTCGTTTGCAGTCAGCCAGGTTTCGGCATTGACCATGCGACGCAGTTCGGCCTCGTCAATGTCCGGCGCTTTGGACTTGTAAGCCGCAATGATGACCTCGGTAGCCTGATCCAGAGCGGTGGCGACCTTGCGCAGATCCTCGGCATCACCCGAGGCGAACGTCCAGGGGTTGTGGATCATCAGCATGGCGTTGGCCGCAATTACCACCTTGTGCGCACCACAGACCGCGACACTGGCCGCACTCGCCGCCAATGCATCAACGTGACCGATGCAGCGATCACCCAGACGAGCCAGCGCGTTGTGGATCGCCAGGCCATCGAACAGGTCGCCACCGATGCTATTGAAGCGGGCCGAGACCTGCGACGTACCATCGTCGAGCGCCGCCAGATCCCGCACAAACTGATTGGCAGTAATGCCCCAGCCGCCGATTTCACCGTAAACATAAACCTCGATGACACGTTGATCGGCCTCGCCAGTGGCGGCAAGGTTGTACCAGTGTTTGTCCTGAGTCGCTGGAGGCGCGTCGGCCTGGTTGAAAATACGCAGAGGATGCAGATTCATGGTTTCTCCTGGTCGTCGTGTTTGTCGTCGACCTCGGTAAGCGTTTTATAATTGAGCCCTAGGTTGCGAGCCCGCTCGGCATCGGCGGCGTTTTCCGCGTCCACCGTTTCAGCATCGGTGCCGGTGCGCAGACACATTTCACTGCGCGAACCAAACCCGGCGTTGACCTCCAGCATCCGAGCCTGGACGTCCTGCACGGGTTGCAGGTAGGCCCAGCCTTGCGGCACCCATCGAGTACGCAGGTATTCACGACGTCGTTGCGCGTAGTCGGCCAGATCCAACACGCCGGACAACACTGCCATGTCCATCCAGGCAGCCCGTACAGGGCGGCACAGCTGGTGCACGTAGACGCTGAATTGCAGTTGCTCCAGGCGGCGCCGGAATTCGTTCAACACCACCCGTAGCGCCCGGTCGTTGACTCCGCGCATGTCACCGGTGAGGATCTCGTACGGCGTGCCGCTACCCGCTGCCGCCGCCATCAATTGCTGCCGTATGAAATCCGGGTAGTTGTTGCCCGCGTCCGGCGGTGTGGAGAACTCGACCTCCTCACCCGGCCCCAGCTCCTGCATGCTGCCGGGCTCCATGGCCACCATCGGCGTGAAGCCGTCGCGGTCAGGATTGAGCGGCATGCCGGTCACGGGATCTCGTGGCTGCTGACCGGAGTCAGGCGCCGGCCTTTTGATAAAACCCGCAAACAGGTTCGCCACCTCTTGGCGGAACAACACTGCATCGTCGTAGTTGTCCAGGCTGCGCAAGCGTTTGAGCACGGGCGACAAACGCGGAACCCCGCGCAACTGACCGGGCTCGACTGGCTCGAAGATATGCAACACCTGGGTGGCTGGGACTCGCACCAGTTGGTTGAAGCCGCAGTTCAGCGAAGAGGCATCGCGGGGATGCGCCCGGTACATCCAATAGGCCACCCGTCGCCCGGCCGGGTTGAATTCGATCCCGGCGCGAATGATGTTGCCGTCGCGGGTGGCCTCGAATTTGTCGTGGGGGACAAACTCCGGGGCCAGTACCTGGATCTGCAAAGGAACCGCGAGGCCTTCGCTGAGACTGCGCGGACGCAATCGAACAAAGCACTCGCCCGATGTTTCGACCGTGCGTGCCACCAGGGCCTGCTGACCGTAGAAGTCGGTCAGGCCATCGGCGTCGGACTCGTCGGTCCAATCCTCCCAAAGTTCCTGCAGGGCATTACGCAGCGGATCATCCTTGATCTTGGGACGCGGCGTGATGCCGGTGCCGATCAGGTTGCTGACCCGCTTGTCGATGGTGTTGAAGGCATACGGGTCATTGCGCACCGCTGCCCGCGAGCGTGACCGCAGGTTGCGCAACGCCGGCATAACAATGCTGTTAATGCCGTTGTCGGGAGCATCCCAACTGGCCGAGCGACGGCCTTCACCGGCGCCTTCGTAACTGGCCTTGATACGATCCGGCAGCAGGAATCCGTTGCGAGTGAGCGTCGGATAGCGCGCCATTAGACCCCCTTGCCCGCGTGGTACAGACGGATGACACGGGAGCGCGGAGGACCTGCATTGACCAGCGAGGTGCGAATCTCGTCGCGGGCCTTGAGCAGATCGTCCACGTCGCGGTATTCGACCGTACGATCGCCGTAGCGGACGACTTTCTCACCGCGTGCAATGGCGCCCTCGATGGCTTCGAGGTGTTTCGAGGTAAAGGCCATATCAGCGTCTCTTCAGGTAGCCGCTAGTGGACACACGGCGTTGAGGTTGCGGGGATACCGCTCTCGGTGGAGCAGCAAGTGCAGCGGGTGGAAGTACAGGCTTCGACACGGGAGCCGAGGCTGGCGCGGATGTCGCATCAGCCTCGTCTTCGGCGCGTTGGCCTTGCACGGGCTTGACGCCCAACTCGGCGTCGAACAGACCGGACTGCGCCATGGACTGACGGACCCGGTCCCAGTCGTGTTCGTGGTAGCGGTTGAGGCCCAGGTAATGAGCCATCGCCAGGCAGTACACCATTAGGTCGAGGGCTTCGTTGCGCTCAGCCTTGCCCTTGACCCACTCGATACGCTTGTGGCCCTTGATGTAGCGGGTCACCTTACGTTCGACGACGCACTGCTCGAAGAACTCGTCGGGCAGGTCGTTGGCAAAGTGCAGCGCGCCAGGACCTGACTCAAACGCGTAGCGGTTGTAGATCCAATCCTTGGCGGTGTCGGTACCGACGAACCACAGTTCAACGCCGTTGCGCTCCGTCTGGCCTTTCCAGGTTACGTCCATCATGGATGGCCGCTGCGCAATGACATTCCTGCCGGGCTTGCTCGCCCCCTTGACCGCAAAGACGTTGCGCCAGCGACGCAGGCGGCAGAACTGGTAAACCTCGGCGGTGTGGCGACCACCGGAGTCGACCGCCGTGGCGAGGATCGCCAAGCCAACACCGCAAGGGTGCCGGTAGCGAACCTTGAGCTTGTCGTCCAACACCGACCAGGTGCTGTCATTGGCCGGATCGCCCCAGATGACCTGATGATCGATGACCCACCGTTCCATCCCGACGCCGAAGCCCATAACCATAAGCTCCAGGCGGTTGGCCTGGACGTCGACCGAGGCAGTCAGCATCAGTACGCCCGAGGGCATTGATCCGACCCCGTAGGTCTCCAGCCGCGCCCGCGCAATAAGAACGGCGGCCTTGGTTTGCTCCTGCGCGCTATCCCAGACCTTGGCGAGGCGGGTGTTATAGAACACCTGCATAGGTTCAAGATCGCCTTTGACCTGGGCCTTTTTTGCCTTTTCGAATTGCTTGGCCAGTGTCTTCCAGTCCATCCAACCGAGCGGTGAATACAGTGCGTTGAGGTGGAAGCCTACCGTCTCGCCGTCGCCCTCGGCATGGGCGCGCCATTCGCCTTTGGCGAGCATTTCGCCCTTGTGATATTCCTCGATCAGCACATCGCAATCAGGACCAGCGCACTGATAATGCACAACGCTGTAATCTTTCGAGTAGTGCAGCCGCTCCCACTCCAGAGTCTGCATGTGCCCGCAGCTCGGACACGGCACGTAGTAGTAACGCTGGTCGCTGCCTTCGAACAGGTCCGAGATCCGAGAGGCACCCTTGATCGTTGGCGAACTGGAGAAGTAAAACTTCGCGTTGCGGCCAAAGGTACTACCCCGGGTTTCCGCCAGTTCGATGGGGTCGCCTTCTTCGCCGATGTCCACCTCCCAACGGTCGATCTCGTCACCGTAAACGTAACGCGCCGACAACTCAGATAGGTTCGCCGCAGAACCTGCAGTCGTGACGTACAGCGATCCACCCTCAAACTCCTTGGTATCCATGGTATTGCGCGAGTCACGCGACCGACTGGATGCGACACGCTCCCGTAGCACGGGAGTGGCTTTGATCGTCTTGCCGATACGCGAGGACACCCGCTTTGCCAGGCCGAGGCTAGGCAACAGGGTCAGAATGTTGGATGGGGCCATGTGGATCAGGCCACCGATCCAATTCAAGGCAATCTGCGTTTTCATCAACTGCGAGGCCACCATGGTGACAACTCGTTTACAACGATGTGACGGTGACAAACACCGCATCGGCTCGCGCGCATAAGGCGTTCGAGATGTACGGTATTTACCTGGTTCGGCAGCGCCGGTGTCGCGCGGGATACGCATGTACTCGTCGGCCCATTCATCAACCCAGAGTGCTGGCTCTGGACGTAGCCCACGGTAATACGCCTCGCGGTACACCTCTGCACCGTTGGCATATTCGGCAGGCATAGGTCTAGCTCGTGGTCGTTACAGCGTGAATAAAGTCTTCTGTAGAAATGCGCTCAGCATCCTCAAGCGCGCTACGGAGCTCTTTCATCAGGTATTTTTCGATTTCCCAAGGATCACTCATTGCCGACAGTTCAGGGGCGAGTTGCGGCGGCAGCGCCAAGAGAAGATCGCGTACCATCCGCCCCGATGCGAAAGCCGCTTCATCTACGACTGCTCGCTCCACCAACTCACCGCTCGCTTGGCGTACTTCGGTCTCAGCCTTTTCAGCTTGGGCCAGCGCAAGCCGGGTTCTTGCTTTTTGGTAGTCCGGCGCAGCCGTGGAAATCGCGGCCGGCGATGCATGCGGGAACAAGGGCTCTGGCTCTTGGTGGCCGAGGACCAGCGGAACTTTGCCAAGGGAGTTACTACGGGAGGGATCGCTGGTCATCGCGAGGTATTGTTCACTTGCCTCAACATCCACTTTGCCGTCGAGGGTCAGAACCAGTCGGCCACGCTGAACCAGTTTGCCAACGTATTGCCGGGACCAGCCCTTACTGTTCGCGTACTCCGTACGGCTCAAAATGGTCATGTAAACCTCCTGTCAACCAAGGACTGTCAACCACCGTCAACCTCTGTCAACCAACGTGGAAAAATTACCCGCTAACACTTTCCCGCGGGTTTCCGACCCCGTACCCACCGAATAACCCCAGGGTCCCCGGCGATTTTTGGCGCCAGGGCGGGAAACATCACCCCTGTTCCCCCCCCGCAGGCGGCACTTCGCAAACGCCCAGCCGCTTCGCAGCCCAGCGCTCGTACAAGCCGATGGCGACATCCGCGCCGGCCATCGCAGTCAGGCAACCCAAACTGCCCGCCGCCCAGATCGACATGCCGGCAGCAATCATCAGCATCATCGCCGACACCCCGCATGCAATACAGGCACCGGACCGCAGCGCCAGGCGGCGCAATAACACCCATCCCC